TTGTCGAGATATGCAGTCAAAGCACGTTTGATATCGCTGTCGCCTTTAAATGCATCGCGAATATCCTCTACATCACTGTCGTGATCGATTAGTACGCTTACAATAGTTTCTGCCGCTTCTGCACGATCCACGGTGTTTACGTATCGCTTGAGTTCGTTCCAAATTTCACTTGCTATTGCTTCACTCATCGTTGGTCTCCTCAACGATACTTACCTCTGATTTCTGTTTTCCAAAGTCTTCCATAACTTTGTCCAAGCAACCGCCTTCATTGGCTTCCCATGCTTTGCGGAACTGTTTAATAATTTCGCCATCACTAGTGGTAAACGCCAGACGATTGCCGTCTTTCTTGAGCATGCCCTTCTTCTCGGCCAAGTCAGTAAGCCCTGAATACGGACTCATTCCTGTTACGTAAGGAATCTTAACTTGCACACCTTCAAACGGTTTAGAGTAACGTGTCTTCATTACTTTACAAGCGGCACGGATACCAGTAACGTCTGTAATTTTATTGCCATCTTCGTCTTCTTTGAGCTTGAGTTTCTTCATGGCCACAACAATACTTGACGCATAGATAAAGCCTTGTCCACCTGAAATCTTGTCATCCGGATCAAACATGTCCTGGCTTGCGTATGTGTGGTTGGTACAAACCAATCCCACATTGTAACTACCAAACATGTTTACGCAATTGCGAACAAGTGCTGTGAGTGCTTTGGGTTTACGACCCAAGTCACCTTTCATTTCACCTGCGTCAAACTGATTAACGTCTGTGGGTGTCAACAACATACCTAACGAGTCAATCACAAACATGACCTTGGGACGCTCGCCATCTGGCAATGCTTTGTAGTCGCTCATAAACGTTGATATAGTCTTGGCCACATCGTCGATCATGCTCATGCTCAACTTGAGTAACTTGCTTTCGCTTGTGTCAACCCCAAGTGCTTTGAGCCAATCTTCGTCAAGAGCATTTTCGCTATCAACTAACACCACATAGATACCTTGATCTTGTGCGTTCTTGATAATGTTGCCTGAACAGATATAACTTTTACCTGCACCAGATTCACCAGCAAACACAGTCACCTTGCCCAGTGGAATACCACGATTAAAGTCTCCTGAGATGAGATAGTTCAAAGCAAAGTTGCCTGTGCTAATCCAATCTGTTGGATCGTTAAAGCCAATTGACAACCCGTCAATACTTTTGGTGATTTCCTTGCGGAACTTGCTTACGTCAAATGGTTTTCCCATGATTTATGTCCTTATAAAAATCTTTAAAAATTGTCTTGCTATCTACACCCCGGCGTTGATCTAGTTTTGATAATTTATCAATTGATAATTTGATATTTTTATCAAACGGAATATCAACATATCGTAACATATTTCGATAACCATCTTCAAGAAGATACCCGGGCATTTGGTTGATTTTATCTTGTAATATGTTCTTTACAGAGTTTAACACAGTTTCAGGCAAATGTCTAATATTTAGGTAATCAGGCTTTAAAAGTGCCCCGATTACAAAACTATTATTATGGAATCCTTGAGCTGTTAAAAAATCAACACAATCAAAAATTGAATTGTAATTTAACAAAAAATGCAACATATTAAACGATATCTTGTGACCCAATTGTTTAATGACTGATAGGTTGTCCAAAAAATCTGTCCAGTTGCCGCCGTGACGAATGTATTCAAATTCTTCAGTTATGGTTTCTACACTCACAGTCCAATGCACATTTTGAAATTTGCAAACTTCATCAAATACTCGAGTATCAACTTTGCTTAGGTTAGTGTTTATCCTGATGTTTACCCCAGGATCTAATTTCTCTAGCAGTACCAAATTTTCTTTCATCAACAAAGGTTCACCACCTGCTAGATACACATGTTTGAGTTGTCCTGCATGATCATAAATGTAATTTTTAAACTCATCAAGTTGTTGAGCATCGGGCACACTGGGATGAATTTTTAATTCATCGGCCCACTTGCTACTAAACTCTGGACCACAATACACACAGGCAAAATTACACAAATTGGTCCAACGCACATCTATTGTTTTTAAATCAAAGTTACCAACTTGGTATGTGTCAACGGGTGTATTTTTTAATTCACGTATATAAAAAATTCGATCACTAATAATGTCAAATCCTTTTTTACCGTGCTCTAGATCATAACAAGTATGGCATGTTTCTACGGGCTGTTGAGTTGTAATTTGTTGTTGTCTAACTTGATTGTTTTCGAGTAAAATTTGTTCAATAGGTTGATCTTTAATATTTCCCAACGGACCGGCACTGCGAATACAATTTTTAACTGAACCATTAAAATTATACATCAAGCCAGTCCAAGGCATTGGACAAAAATATGGATTGGTTAACATATCCTTGGGGGTCATTGGTATGCTGGGCCTAAAGAAATATCAGGAATTGCCAACCCATTAGCATGTGCTGTGTCTAGTGTTTGCATTAAAAACCCAGCCCATGTATTGACATCAGCGGCCGGCGGCACAGTTTTATCTGGACTGGTGGCTATGTTACCCGGACGCACTATAGTAATAGAAATTCCCAGACCACGATAGCGTAGTTGTTTGACTGCTTCTTCAAGAGTTGTTTTTTGAATACGGTAAGCGTCCATTTCTAATCCAGGCAACACACTCACGGGATCTTGTGTCATTATGGTACTAATTACTATAATTTTTTTACCTGTACCTTTCCAACGTTTTGCTATTTCGAATAGCAATTCAGTTTGAGCATATCCTGCTTGTGCATTGTTAACAAACATATCGCAAGGTTCTACTAGGTCTGCAATTTTTGGTATCACACGTATGTTGTGCCCGTTGCGTCGACTGAGTCCAACAATGTTGTGCCCACGGTCAGCATAGCATTTTGCTAGAGCCTGCCCTATTCCAGCTGTGTCACCGGTGATTGCTATTTTCATACCATGCCTCTCAATTGCTTTTGTTTCTGTATGTATGTGTTGATTGATTCTTGATCATCATTATTGACATCTAGCACCGCTGGATGTTTTAGATAGGCATAACTATGGTCAATGTTGTGTTCCTGGGCAAATGCCTGTATGTTGGGCAAATCTTTTACATTTAGAATGCTCACAGTAGTCCATAAATTTAGTGCAACAGGCATGGACTTATACGTCATCAAGTTTTTATAGAATGTATCCCATTTAATGGGCCAACGCATGAATTCATGCATGTCGCCAATTCCATCACAACTCACTGTAACTGTGACTTCAATACCACGATTGACTATCTCGGTTAATTCTGATAATACTATGTTGCAATTTGTGTTAAGTCTAAGTGTTTTGAGGTTTGGCGGCAAGTTAGCCAGTATCTTTTTGTAATTTTTACTGTAACTAGGCTCACCACCATTGATGTCTAAGTGTCGAATACGTTGTTGTGGCAAACTTTGAAATTGTTTACTGTTGTTTACAATGGGAAAAGTTTTTCCGTATAACGAACCAATCCTGGTACTACAATCGGGACTACAAGTCTGACAAGCGGCATTGCACACATTGTCTAACACTCCACCAACTTGTAAATAATCTGATTGTGTTTCATTTTGATCTAGTTTGATAGCATATACTCTTATGCTGTCTGTCCCGGTAATTTCAACTTCCTGGCATCGTACACATTCTACGGGCCACTGATCTTGTGCAAACTGTTTTTTAATTTCATGTAACCAGTTGCTGTTTTCCATTTGTTCTAAGGAATCAAAGTGTGGTGCTTCGACCATGTGTCCACAACGGCTCACAGAACCGTCAGAATTGAAGCGGACAAAATGATCTAATCTAGGGCAATACATGTTGTATAATATTTTTATGATTGCGTTGATAGTGGGCTAAGAGTTCAGTCCATGTAAATTCTTGACCTGCTAGATCCAATAGAATTTGGTCTAGATACAACCATAGTTCAATGTCATGATTATTTTTTAGTAACTCAGTTACAAAGTCTTTTGTTGGGGGAGTTATTTCTGCTCGAAATTTAAAATCAGTTATGTTACCAAAATTTCGAAAGTCTCTGATGCGTATTTTTGCATCGCTACGAATGTAACGAGAAAGATTTGCCAACCAATGGAACTGTGGCAAATAGTGTGTGTTTAAAAATTTATATCGTTTAGCAAACCACAATGTGGTAGAAAAATCCAATTCAGGGTGATCGCGTTGAAGATGTTGCAAGTAGGTGTTTACTCCACTGACGTATCTAGCTCGAGGATTGCGTATATAGACATCTACATAATCAAGCACCGAGATTTCGTCATTAGTAAACACAGCAAGATTATCTCTTGACTGCTGAATCCGCAAACTGCTGTTTCCGTTTTTCTGAATTAGATAAACCCATTGATGGTGAAGTGGTATTTCTACCACTTCACACATGTTTGGAAACAGCTCTGTGTCCAGAGCTGTTCGCATTACTTCTGCTGTCTAGCTCGAATCATTGCCAAAATGTCTTCAGCTTTTTGTGCTGGCTTGGCCGATACTGGTGCTGATGCGGCCGGAGCCTCATCTTCATCAAAGTCGCTTGTAACAGCAGGTGTTGGTGCGGCTACCTTGAGTGCAGGCTTAACCGGTGCAGATTCTTCTGCATCAACACTGGCACCAGCAGGTGCTGATACACCAGCAGGACGGAAGTATTGACCCCAACGCTCTGTGTCGTAAGGTTGTCCATCTACTGATGCTTCAAACATCTCTTTGATGACCTTGAGCTCAACGTCTGTGGGCTTCTTGGGCAACAATGTACTCAAGTCCACAAGACCATATTGTTCAATTGCGGCCTGTTCCACTTCAGTAAGTGCTGACTCTTTACGAGCCCATTTGCTGGAGTTGTAGTCAGCAAAACCGCCTTTGCTTCCTTTGGTGATACGGAAGTCCAGGCCACGCAAGTAGTCTGTTGGTAATTCTTCCAACTCAGGATCCATCAAGGCTCCTTTGATAGTTGTAAAAATTTGTGGACCAATGATGAATCTACGAATTGGATTTTCTGGTGTCTTGTCCTCATTGAGAGGATTCTCACGTACAAAGCCCTGGAAAATGTAATCACGCTTTTTCCAGTACTTACGACCCATGTCCTCAAGACTCTTGTCCTTGAACCAGGTGCGTACTTCTGCCAAGATTGGGCAGGCTTCTTGCCACATCTCCACACAAGGTACACGTATCATAACTTGTTTGGAATCCATCTCTCCTTTGATACCATTGAATGGTAAACGAATCATTGCTCGTTCTTGCCAAAAGAAAGTATTTTTTGTGTTGCCGTCTGGGATAAATCGTAATGTTGCCGATTGCCCGTCTTCTAAACTCCAGAACGGAAAAATTGCATTGTCGTAACTTGAAGTGGATGCTCCACCTTTGTTCTCTGATGCCTGTAAACGTGCTCTAATTTCTTGTAACGATGCCATAGTTTTTCTCCTTAATAAGTTGCCTATGTAAATGCCTATCTAATTATTTAGATTGTGTTGTTGCCTGTGACACAAGTGAAAAAACGCAAACACTGTAGTAGTATATGCGCTTTTTGTCTACATGTCAAGTGTATTTATCTCATTTGAGCAAAGCCAGTGATTTTATTCTTGCCAGAACAGCATCGCCTTCCTTAGATTCATAATATGAACCTGTAACAGCGGCATTGTAATTTATAGCATCATCATGTGGTGGTTTGTCCAACTCTTCTCCCATGATACCTGTTGGCATGCCCATTCCGCACTCGGCCAAGCCGTGTTCAGGACAGTATTCACCTTCTGTGGTCATGTTACAGGTGCTGGCTTCTGTGGTAACTGGCATGGCTATTGGGGAGATGAGGGTTTCATTGATTCCCAACTCGCTGGCAAAACGATCTGCTACCCATTCATAAGGATCGCCATCGCGAGCTTTTTGTGTACCATACGGCATTTCGCCGTTGTCACTGTAGTAGTCGTACAGGGCATGATACAAGTCATCGTGCATTTCGCCACCATCTTCAAAGTTTCGGACTTCGTGTTTGAAACGTCCCATGATGTGTTGTAGCGTTTCGCCTGTGCTATCCATCAAGCGACTTTCTGCCACAGGCAAGCCTGCTAGGTTGCGTATGCTGTTGATGTCTTCAAATGTTACCGTTTGTTCATCTACTTGATTGTGATAATTGCTCCAGAATCCTTTTGGATCATCGAGCAAACGACTGTGTTCGTTATAAAACTCATCATAGTCCATTACTTGTGCATCGCCAATTAAATCTTTAAGTAATGCAGGATCTGTGATACCATGCCATGATTCTGCCACAGGCTGTTGTGGTGCTACCGGAGCAGGTGCTGCCGCGGCATCTGGTGCAGGTTGTTGTGGTACGGCAGGAGCAGGTGCTTCGATCCCTAATTCTTGTAGACGTTGCATGACTTCTGTATCGTTCCAGGCATTGGCTCTGGGATCTTGATCTGCAAGAGTGTGTAGTCGATCAAACAACTCATCGTCGCCAACCAAGTCATACAGTTGTTCTGTTGCATTGGTAGCATCAGGTCCAACAATTAATTCACTGGCCATGAGTGTGTGCAGTTTGTCCAACTGTTCGGGAGTTTCTGGCAAATTCCATGTGCCCTCGCTCAAACTGTCGATCCAGTTTTCAAATATTTGTGCTTCTTTCATTTCGTTTCCTCTTTGCTGAATCTTGGCCAGCAGTGGTAATGCCGCTTCGATACGGCTATCGATACTCTGTTCAATGAACAGCGTTTTGATGTTGTCAACAACACCATCTTGTTCGCTAATGGTAGCCGGATGCCACGATTCAAAATATGTTTTGTACCCACGACCCGAAGCCATGTGTTTTAGGTTCTCACGCAGAGATTGATAGTAGGCTTGTGCTTCTGTCACCAGCTCTTGTGTGACACCTTCTAAGATGCGGTTTGCACTCGCTCTATTGAATCTACTCAACACAGCAATTTCTGTTACAGTTTCTGTAATGTGGTTACCACGTATGTCATAGGGTTTGCCACCTTGACGCACATGTTCCAACATGGCTCTGGCACCACTTAGGCTTTTGAAGCCAAGTTTGAAACGCTCATTATCAGCAGTTTCAATATAAATGCTTTCCACATAACGATATCTAGCATCACCTTCTCCCAAGGGCTGGCTGTGCTTGATCATTAATCTTGCTTGAGTGGGTTCTCCAGCATAACTGATTTTGCGGTTGCCATAGTAGCCTTCAAACAGGCCTTCTTGTATGGCTGCCAACCCTTGCATGGTGTGCTTGAGTTGGCTGATATCTTGCGTACTATGTGTCCAACGATTCTGTGTGGCTTTACGATTTAGATGTTGTAAAAAATCAAAGAATTCTGATTTGTCGTCACCTTCCATGGTACGACCCAAATTGTCCCCGTACATGACTTTCATTTCGTTGTCTGAGTCCAGTACAATAACCATGGTACCGTAGTTTTTGCCCGAACCGGCTGTGTATTCAAATGTGAATGTTTTGGCATCGTCGGCATCACAAGGACGTCCCATTTGATCCAGCATTTCGGGATGGAAATTACGGGTTGCCAGCAGGTCCAGCAATTGTTGTGAGATAGAATTCGTTGTTGCCATAGTAGTATATTTAGCGTGTCATCGCATCAATGCAATGAATGGAAAAGGCTCAATGATATTGTCTGCATGATCCTTCAAGTGAGTATCAAGTTCACTGTGATAACTTTGGAGCAATATTAACATTCTAGTGGCCAACAAGCTGGCCATTACTAGGTCATCAGTTTCCCCGGGCTTGGCTGCATAACTAGTTCCATGTGCCACAAATGTTTTGAGCTCGCTTATTAAAGGTTTACTGTGTATTTTCATACGCCCAGATTCTATTAGAATTTTAAGTTTGTTGCAGGCTGTGATTTTTGCTTTGTTTGTGGTGTTAAATCCCTTGCGGAATCTTCTCCCATTTGTACCACTGACTGAATTGTCGCTAAGGAAGTACCCAGGGATATTTTCTTCCCCATATTCAGCAATACTAATCAGTGCGGCTTCACCAATGGTGTTGTTTTCTATTGAATAGTAAACTCGTTTTTCGTCTTTGACCACAAAATTTAACTCTTTAATAATATCTGCCAGTATACGTACCTGTGTAGGTATATCAGTTCTGTTGTGTCTCCACTCTGCTATTTGTTCTGTAGTGTCAGCTTCGAACACTTGTATAGCCGCAGGATCACCTCCGGTGCCTAAACTAGGGTCTAGTGCCACAATGTACATTTTTTCAGGATCAATAGGGCGATACCATCGCACTTGTCCAGTTTTTTTGCTGGGTTCAATTCCTTCTAGATCAATCAGCTTAGTAGGTGCAATTAGTGTTTCATCTTTGATAATGAATTCGCATTCCATTTCTCGACGAAAACGATCTTCGCCTAGTTGGGCCAGTTGTTCATGTCCCCACTTTTCATCACGGTCTGGATGTTCTTGCCAGCGTGATCTAAATGCTTTGAATCCATTTATTCCTAACCCATTGGGTCTAAGATTGCCGTACTCGTCTTCAATTTTGTTTGCACCTTTCCAAAGCAGAGCAAATTGATCTTCGTCTGAGTTGGGAGTGCTTGTGATAATTGCTTTACCGCCTGTTGCTAGTGTAGGGCTAATCGAAGTCCAGAATTCCTGGGCAATGGTGGGTCGCACAAATGCAAATTCGTCAGCGTACAGCAATGATATAGACATACCACGTCCGGTGTTTTCCGTAGTTGTTGCTGATACAATACGACTTCCGTTGTCAAATTCTAAACTACCTTTGTTGTAACTTGTGGCTCCTGCTCTAATGTGATTGGGACACAATTCATATGCGTATCTAATACGTTGCATGATCTCTTGTGCCCCTGTGTATTTGTGTGCGGCAATTAGCACAGTCGAATCTGGCACAAACATAGAATACCATAACAAATATCCAGCAGCACTGGTCGACTTGCCTGTTTGTCTGGGCATCAATGCAATTCCGTATCTATTGTTGTGATAGGTTTCAATCAATCTTCGTTGGTAATCAAACGGCTGATACAACATTTTACCACGTGTGGGATGTTGGATCCAGAAAAAATGATCCATAAAGTACAATGGTCCAGTCACTGGATGGGCACAATTAGCAAATTCCACAAGTTCTTGATCAGTAAACGATTCTTTGCGGTGTGGTGCTTTGACCAATACTGTATCAAGTGTATTTGATTTCATTCCTGCTATCATATCAACTCCGGCCATAAACGTGCAAACTCACCTGCCTTATCAGGATGATAAACAGTTTCAATATCACGTATGTGTTTTTGAAATTTTGTTTGCATTGCTGGATTATCTTGAGCTTGGTTATATTTTGTTAAGGCCTGATCAAAAAACACACGTTCAACATCTGTAGCAATTTCTAATTGATAAAATTTGTGTATTTCATCTATAGCCAACTTGGCTATTTTAGTGCCATGTAACCCTGTGTCTAGATATTCAGGTTGAAATAAATGTTGCCATAATACTGTTATTTTATTATCTTCGGCAAATTGTCTAAATTCACAAAGTCTAGTGGCATTATAAATGTTATAAACTGCGTGTATTCCTCCCCAATGACCATTGTTTTGCATAAGGTATTTAACAGTTTGTAGATTTTGTTGTAGCAAGTTCCAGTTGGCTCCATATCTAACATATTCAAAACGTTGTTCAATATTGTCAAAGCTCATGCTCCATCCGACTCGTTTACGTTGACTTAACTTTTTAAATATTTTATTTTTTTCTAAGTCTACGCTCATATTTGTAATTAGTGTAACGATAACTGACTCTGGAATAACATCTAATAGACGTTCATTTTCTGGTAGCAACAAAGGTTCCCCGCCGACCAGTGCTACTTCATGTATGTGATCACGATGTTGTTCTAAAAAATCACATACTTGTTCGTAATAAGGTCGTGTGCCTGATTTAACTGGGATATTTTTAATGCTGGCCCATTTGCTACTACAAATAGGACTACAATAATTGCAACTTAAATTGCACGTGGTATTCCAACGCACATCAAAAATAACAGGATAATGATATTGATCGCCGGCTGTGGTATAATCAAAGTCGGGATTTGTATTATTATGCCAATTACGTTCTGACCCGCCGCCAAGTCTTTCTGCTTTTATGCAATTACTACAATACTCTTTGTGTGGTTGACCTTGTGCTAAACTTTGTCGTATTTCGCCCATGAGATCAGAATTTAATATCTCTTCTATTGTATTTGATTCAAGACTGCCCAGCATGTTAGGGTTGCCGGCACAACAAGTTTTGACATTGCCCTTGGGATTGATGTGAAGCCCACGCCAAGGAGCGGCACAATAGAAATTGCTCATGCGTTATACAGGGCTGTAAGGGTTTCTAAAACGGTCGTATCCATTGTCCTCAGGATAGACCGGATAATTATTCTGCGGTTTTTCCACATTTGGCTCGCTTGGCATTGGTCAATGCACCAAAGTCCACAGGCCACTCTTGACCTGGGTTGATTTCAATAGCTCCTGGGGGAAATGCAAAATGCACCTTGGCCTGCGTTTGTATTTGGCTTACTGGCAAACGAAATTTAGTCAAGTCGTTACCTAGATTAACATATGGTTTAGTGTGTGGGAATACCCAACCTGCAATTTGTTTTGTGGCATTGTTGATCACAATCTTGTAGTAACCATGTGGTACAATAACACCATTACCAATTGTGGGGTCACTACCATCATATACTGCACCAACATAAATGGTGTAGGGTTGATTAAGTTGTACTGTCCAACCACGTACTGCTGTTTCTAACAGTTTCCAAATGCCACGATTGAGACTTCCGTGTTGTGGGTACATGTTGGTCATTAGGAATGATTCGTATTCTACTTGTTGGCTCCAACTCAAGTCGCCATCCGGAGCGGCATGTCCTTTGTCGTATCCTGTGCCCGAATAGTCATCAGGTCTGGCACCGCCTGGAACACTTTGATCAGCAACAAATGCATTGGTACGTGCTACGCAACCTAATGCATTGGGAGGAGTTAGAGTATAAGCAACATACACTGGAATCTTTACAGGTGCATCATAGGCCACAAAGTATGCTTCACGGCAAATAGGAACAGCAGGTCTCGCTGTTTGTGCAAAACCATATGGTGAGTGTATGGCACAGGCTTGTGGAGAGAGTGGGGCTCGTTGATCCCAGGCATGACTAGGGAAACCAACTAGTGCTAGAATCACGGATAAAAGTAATTTCATGTGTAACCTTTAAATATATGTGTATATTTAGTTACAGGCGATTCAATAACCTTTAAATTGCTTTACAGGACTAGTATGGTTTATTGATGCAGGTTCTAGGCTGTTTGGTGTGCTTATTTGTATTTTTTTAGCAGGCAAGCCGGCCATTTTTAATGCTTGATCAATAATTGGTCCAACACTATCATCAAATCCGGCAATCACAGCATCTTCGCCAAATGCAGCTTCTGCTGACCATTCAGGCATGTTGGGAATTTTGTCGGGCCCAGCATCACTTCTAGCACGAGCCATTGCAACTCCCAGTCGATATATTTGATACGGATCACTAGATGTCACCCCGGGTAATACAAACACATGATTCATAGGATCTGCCTGCTCTGGGGGCAATTTTGCTTCTTCAGTTATAAACTCACGGGCTCTCATTTGTAACCTTTAAATCCTGTTACTGGACTTGTTTTGTTTACATGCTCGGCTTCGGTACTACGATTGTCAGTTAATTTTTTGACTTCTCCGGCTCCTACTGATTTGGCCGCGGCATTGATTATGTCCAAATCAGCATCACTGTATGTTGCCAACAGCGGATCTCCGGCAAACGCACCAGCGGGTTCTGTAGGATAATCTGGAGCACCTGCCATGGCAATACCGAAACGCCATTGTGTATAAGGACTGCCGCCTTGTTTGGTCATTGAAATGTCGGGCATGCTGATCATACCTTTCATAGCCGATGCATGAGCTTTTGGAAGTTTTTTAAAATCCGCAGGAATGTCCTGGGCACTACCAAATTTTGCTTCTGCTACAAATTCTTTTGCTCTCATTCTACATCTTTCAATTTCATGTGCCCAAACGGAGGATCACCTTTGACATTCTGCCACAATGCTCGATTACTCAATATCTCTACCCAAACATCAGTATCTGGTCGATTTAGCCCCCAGAAATCAAACTGCAAATGACTGCTAACTGGGCGACAATATAGTGTTCGTTCTCTAGGAACACACAATTGCTGACTAGTAGTACGCATTTTTTTACCTTCTGTGCTGGTCCGCATTATATTTAGTTGAGGATCGTTTATGTACACTTGACACATGCCATCCACTAGATCTTCGGGTTCTTCGGCAGTGGCCACCACTGCTTCGGCCAGTGCAAGGCGGGTTTCACTGCTAATTCTGCTTAGAGTTTCACTCCGGTTGTTGGGTCGGCGTTGATATCCTGCTTCGGGTAACCAAATGCCATGGTTAGTTCTTGTTACTGTTTCGGAGTTAGGGATTTTTTTAACAATATGTTCAAATGGTTTTTTGCCATCCCAGTCACTAGCTTCTATTAGATACAGTTCATTTTGATCAAAAACAATAGTACAACCGCCTAATTTTCTTTTGATCAGTAACTTGACTGCATCCTGCACAGTGTTTTGTAACAATGCTTCGGCAATAATTTTCCCGTCGGGGCTGGATTCTGTAGTTCCAGCTTCAACTTCTCTTTCGTCATCATACACATCTAGACTGGTGTTTAATATACTGATGCCAAGGTTGTTTACACCTTCTTTGTAGCCGGTCACTTGATCATGCATCATCATGCGTTGAATACCGTGGCTGTTGTCTTCGATAAAATCCAATGCAGGAGTATAGTTACGGTCGCGATTTTTGGCACCGGTCCATCCAATACCGTCAAAGTATTTGGCAAGGATTATGCACATGATTATTTTTTGTAGCCTTTGAAGGCTGTGACAGGGCTTGAGTGATTCACGTAGTCAGGTTCGTGACTGCCGTGGCTGATAAAATCTTTGGGTTTCATACCTAGTTTTTTCATGATTGCTATGAGTTTTTTACGATCATGTTCTGTGTAGGCACTAAAAATAGGCAAATTGCCAAAGAAATTTATGTCTTTTGAATTTTCTAATTCATCTAGATCCATGCCGGCCAATGTGGCCACACGATAGTGATCGTAATAACGACCCCAATACACATCTCCCTTGCCGCCTGGACCCACTAGACCGGGATGTGCTCTTTCAAATTCGTGGTTGGCCGCAGCTCTTGTTCCGCCACGCTTGCCAGCGTCTTCGGCAATAAACTCTTGAGCTCGCACAATTAACTTGAGGTTGATCCGTACACACCGGATGTTCCAGATGTGTTGGTGCCCATTGCTGTGGCTGAGAATCCAGATCCGGCCACAATATTTAAAAAATTACCTGATCCAACATAATATTGTTGTACAGAGTTTCCCGGAACTTGAATAACGTTGGCATACAAATTGCCTGTTGCCATTGTAGTATTTGCTGTGATGCCATTGGTGTTAGTCCATGTTGTTTGTGTTAAACTAACTTGAAATGTGACGTTGGCGGTCGTAGTAGCAAATTCTACTTTGTCTGTGGTCCAGGCCACGCTACCTGTGGTATTAACAACTTGAACGGCGGCCATTATTTTGCGTCCTTAGGTGGTTCGCTAACAACTGGTTGAAACAAGTTGCGTGTTTGATCCAACACTCCAGGAATATACACAGGTTGTTGTTTATATCCATTAGAGGCTGGGCTATGAGGATTAATCACAGGGGGTGTTGTTAAGCCTGTTGTAAAAGGTTGTGTTGACATATTATTGAGCCTTGTAAGTTTTCCATTGGTTGGTCAATGAGAAGATACTTTCTTCCATTTTTTTGTCATCCTTCTTTTCAGGACGTTTGCCACCAGTTTCTTTTTCTAATTTTGACAACAACTCATCATCGTTAGGACCTTTGAGTGTGTCGACAACTTTTTTAGCACCTGATTTGAGTGCATCAACAACTTTGCCTTCCCGAGTAAGGCCAGCCATTTCACGCAAACGATGCAAATCATCTGCACCCATACGCTCATCTTGTCCTGCAATAACAGGAATAGTTGTTTGTCCAGTTGATTTGGGTCCATCTAATCCACCCGAATATTGCAATGCATCTGCATTGGTTTCGGTATTTGTGGGCCAATCAGGATTGTTTAATGTTTCGTCGGTGTCGCCATAGGCTTCATCAACTGAGTCGCATCCACAAGGTGCTTGTCCGCATGCATCGCACACTTCTTCACCACCAAATGATGCTCCATCATGATTGTGTTCGGCTTGACGAATTTGATCAGCAAGGTCTTCTGCACTGTGTACTTCTACTTCAGTACCGCCTTCAACGTTTGGGTGTTCACCGCCCATGCCAGCGTTTTTCAGCAACATGCCCAGTGTCAATGCATCATCATCTGTTGCAGTAACAGTTAGGCTTTTTTCTGGACCGCCATTGGGATCTGTACTCATGTTCATGCTAACATTCATGCTTTCAGCAATCATGTTTTCAAGTTCACGACTCATTGAATCATAAATGCCTTGTCCGTAGCTGAAACCACTTGATGCTGTGGGGGTATCTGTTCCGCCTTGTTCTTTGACTTTTTTAGGTTTGTCTTTCTTTTCGTCGTACTCAATGTCTTTGGTAACTTTTTTGCCGGCTTTTTCTGCCTTGTCATCGTCTTTACCTTTGTGACCTTCGTCGTACTCAATGTCTTTGGCGACTTTTTTACCGGCTTTTTCAGCATGGTCGTCACGAGTAGAAGTTTTTTCTTTGCTTAAATTTTCTGTTTCGCGACGTGCTTTGTCGCTTGCATGTGTTACTTTGCCACGAGCAGATTCTGGACTTCTCTTGGGAGATTTTTTCCAATCACCTTCTTCTTTCCAGCTGGTAACTTGGCCTTGTTTGTCTTTGACTTCTGTACGTGATTCATCTGTTGTTTCGCTGTTTTGATTTTGCATGTAGTCATCCACCGAAGTCATCATGCCTTCAATCTTGGCCAGTTTAGATTGTACCCATTCTGGCAAGTTGTCGTTATCGCCTAGAATCTTTTCCAAAGCCTGTGCATGACGTACAATAGTCTTGATGTCATCTTTGGCCATTTCGCCTTCTTGATCGTATTCACCGCGATCAGCTGGATCAAATTCTTCGTCAGCCATTTTGCGGCCGCCTTTGTGCTTGGTAGCATTAGCTGTCACACGCTCGGGTCCTTTGTTGGCACCTTTTGGACGACCACGTCCACGTGGTGCATTGTCTGTGGCAGTATCATCTTCGGCACCAACGCTGTTGCCTTGTGCATCTGTACGACGTGTTACCATGCGGCCTGTGGCTGTGTGCTTGGTATCATGTTTGTGTCCATGTGTGATTGTGCCAATTTTAGGCTTTTCAACTTGAGGACGCTTGTGTGCTGTGAAATCATTTTCTTCGTCAGCAACTTCTTTCTTGCCGCCTTTACGAAGCATAGCAAAGTCATTGGCATCTAGTTTGCCGTTGTTGTTTTTGTCAAGTTGTTTTTGTTTGCCACTTAATGCACTTTTAATTGCTTCTGCGGCCACATCACCTAGCATTTCGTCAACTTCTTTTTTAGCGCCAGCAATCTTGTCGGCAAAAGTAATTTTGTCTTTGGGAGGTGCTAGTGCAGCAAAATTTTGTGCCTTAGCTGGTGACATTTTTTCTTTAAGCGGCATTTCTTTGCCACCAACACGAATCTTTTCACCAGGTTGAATACCATCAGCTTTGGCTTTAACTACTGCACCCGAAAATGCATTGCCTTCATCTGCCATGCTCTCATCATACTTGTCATACTTGTTGCGAATGTTGCTCATGGTCGAAGCACTAGCATGATCACGGCCTGCTTTTTGCAAGGCTTTCATACCTTGATCGCCATATTTCTTTTTACCAATGGCTGCCTGGAAAGCACTTTCTTCCATGCCACTTTCTTCAACTTGTCCTTTGGCTCGCATTTTTGCCAACTGTGCTCCAGCAATACGTGCGCCTTTTTCACCGCCACCTGTTTTCTTGGCCAAAGCCGCAAAACCTGTAGTAGCATTGTTGTGTTTGCCCATGTCACGCTCGTTGAGTGTTTGTGCTAACTTACTCTTGGGTTGAGTAGCAGACACTGCCTGCTCATTGAGTTGACCGTGTGTAGTTGATGGTGTAGCACGAATCTCGTCCAGCTTTTTGTTTAAGTCATAGAAAAATGTCATTTTATATTATCCTCTTGGGTTTGCGCCAGTGGCTGGCTTGGGTTGACGCTTGATATTACTCATAGGACTCTTATCTCCCATTGGCAATTCATTTGTGGTTTTAGCAGGTGGTGTCTTACCTCCAGCTACTGTGAAATCTGAACGGTATGCATTTTTTAATACCGCATGGTCATAAGGACCAGTTGCATAATCTTTCTTGAGTGCTTTTTGTTCAGCATCCGGAGCAGGATATGGAGTATCCAACAAGTCTTTGTTTTGATCCGCAATCTTATCGCTCTCAGTGTCCATGCTTTCTTCGTATGGCGTGGTCATCATCACAACACGATTGGGATCCATACCCAACAATTGTGCCAACTGTTTGATTTGTGGTTCAATTGCTGGATAACGAAATTCCACGTCCACAATGCTCATGGGCTGATTGGGGAAAGCTGGAAAGTCTGGAATCACTTTACGCACTGGTGCGCTTTTGGCATCGCCCATTTTGACAATGTCAAATTGCGAGCACTTGTCTCGAAGTTGTTTGAAAAAGCCTGCGGGCACATCGCCGACCACTTTGATGCGGTAGTTATATGTACGTTCCGATTCGGCTAGGTATTTTGCAAATGGTTTCATGTTCAGTATCCTGTTGTATATTTATTCTTTTTGTGCGTTTTGGTCTTTACCTTTGATCAAACGCTCAAGTAAATCGTTACGGCTCAAAACCATGCCGTGTGCTGTCTGTGTAGCTTCGGGATCTTTGTTGGCTGTTTGATCCAATCGCATTTTCTTTAATTGTAAATCAATCATTTTAAGTTTCTTGTCCAGTTTGGCTGTTTTTGCTGTGATAGCATGTCCCAGCATATTGCTGGCTACTCCAAATATTTCACTGGCAAATCTTGAGTCCACTTGAAAACCCAAGTCCATGAGATCTTTGTAACTGTCTTTGGCCATGTTACTGAGTTCATCCATTTCTTGATCAGTAGCATCCAGCCCACGCACATCGGGCAAGGCAGCATCGATTTTGTCAATAGCATCGTCTAGTGTTCTGAGTGTTTCTCTATTGGTGGGAAGAGCGGGCACGGCTGTGTCTACTTCTTGTGTGGTCGGGGGCAGATCAAAGAGTTCTTGAAGTTTGCGTGTCATGCCAATATTTAGTGGCTTACGCTCGACCGTTGTGAAACATGTCTTGTTCTGTAATCACACGAAAAGTTAATCCTTGTTGTTTGCACCACTTCTGGGCGGCCACCCATTTACAGTAGTTAATAGCAACTATAGCCCGGTCTTTGGAGCTCATTTTTGATTCAATTACACTTTGCTTTTTGGGTTTGATTTCAATCAGTTCGGCCCGCATTTGATTATTTTTGGTGCGATAAGTGATCAAAAAGTCCGGGATGTATCTTGACATTTTGCCTGTCAACGGATGACGATATGGGATAGCAATTGATTCACTAGCCCATTGTAGCACAGCATCGTTTGAATCTAGAAACTTCATAAAACTAAATTCCCAACCTGATCTGTAGCGTGGTTCACCATTGCCCACGTACTTGGCACGATTAACTACAGTGTATGTGCCTTGTGCCCAGTGTGCCATTATTGCACCACATTTCTAGCGGCATAAAAGTTTGGTGCAACCGGTGATCCTACTCCCAACAACGTGGCACGATTGCGTATGCAATTGAGATAGTAGGCCATGTTGAGATTGAGATTCAACCCGGTATTGTCAGTTTGAAAACTTTGAAGCAAGGTCATTGCCGGTATCTTTGTATTTTCAGCTACTTGGAACAAACTTACTGTAAAATTGTCAGCGGCTTGTTTTGTGGTCATGACACTTTTAAAATAACTGTTGACAGAATCATATTCGTCAACGGGTATGTTGACATCGTACTTGTAAAAGTTGTCAAACACTCGCACAGTTTGATCAACATTGTAATTTGTGTAATTGATACTGCTCATAATCGATTATTAGTTAATTGGGTTAGTTGGCGTCGGGAAAGTCATTCCTGTCTGGCGAGCTTGCATGGACCTTACTTGTCCAGGTATAGCTTGTTGTACCGCTTTGGTACCAATTGCTACAGTTTCATTCAGTGCCATACTGGCAATATTCTTGCCTTTGAATGTATTGTAAGCAGTGCCGGCTTTTTGTGCGGCACCAATCAAGCCCAATGGCAAGTTGTTTGGTGATAAGTCTTCCAAGATACCTCCTGCCGCATCTAATAGTCCGCCCTGACCCATGACTGTGTTTCTTGATCCTGGTCTGCTGATAGGGCTCAATGTTTTATCATAGTGATCTGGGTCAGCAAATCCATGAGCATTGGGATCTCCACTGTTTTGACTGCTCGACACTGCACCGCCGTAGTATTTTACTGTTTCGTAAGCAATGGTCATGCTATTTTGCATGGTACCAGCACCTTCACTGTAATTGTATTGATCGTGATTCCATGCAGTGATTAGCGGATTGATCAATACATAGGTTGCTGTCTTGTGTTGATCAAATCCGTAAATTTGAATATCATAGAAAAAAGGAGGCTTACCGCTGGGACCATTGGGACCATCATTGAATCCTTCACCAATATATCCCCAGTCATTTACATTTGCAATTCTACTGTTGCTGTATATGTCTCTTGCATTGTATCCAAAACCAGTTACTTTATTTCCTGACTGTCCAAGAGATGTTCCTACTGGGGCAAGATAATCTTGTGCGGCGTCTTTGTAGTAGTAATTGTAGTAGGCATACCACATTTTACGAACATTGTCACCTGAATCATCATGAAATGTAATGTTTACAGGATCATAATTGATCTTGGTCTGCACCACACGTTTACGATTGTACTGATTGAGAGTTTCGTTTTGTATATTAAATTTTGGTAAATCCACAGTCTTGACCACATAACTTAGATTTTTTTGTCCAGTGACACCTAAAAAGTTTGCTAGGCCGGGTATGTTGTTATTAATTGTAAAACTCACGTGAAAAAGAAACTTATACCGAGGTTTAAGTTCAAATGAGTTTGGGGTAAAGACTTTGCTTGCGTGAGTATAATCACGCAAGGTCTCGGTTTGCGTAAACCCTTGCCAAAATTGTTGGCCAAATGTTGGCATTGGTTAGCCTTTAAGCGCCGGTGCCAATACCTGTTACAGCACCACCTACGGTACGTCCAAGGCCTGTAGCAATACTGCCAACACCGCCAGGACTAGTTTCGGTCGGCATTTGTGAGGCATTGTCATAAGCAATAGTCATATTAACTGTAACTGCTTCGTTGGTGCCATAATTTAATTCACCATAGTCGGCACCTTTAAGGTAACAACCATACAATTCCCAATTTTCAAGAACAGTGGGTGTGTCTGCACCATTTCCACCATCAAGCACCTGAATGCTGGTTAAGAATTTGTAATCAATACCAGCCGCGGCTGACGCTTGTTCCAAGAAGTCCATTTGTTTCTGAAGTTGTTCGCCAACTAGGGTCATAACACTTCCTGATGCATCATCACGCACTGAGCATGCAATATCTGCCCAGGTGTGACGTCCGGCCAACTTCAATGTTGAATTGTAGATGGGTAATGCAATTTCTTCAAATGTTAGATTGGGTCTTGCAACGCTGATTACTTGTTTAGTCAATTCTGTTGTGGCCGCACCGGTTCCAAAATTTTGAAAACTAACTCTAAATCTATATTTGAGTTTGGGCATTAACAAGCCCTGTACACTAGAGCTTTGATCGCTCGCTAATGGGACTGTCATTCTGTTGAGTGATGCACTTGCCATTTAATATATCTCCTAATATGTTTATTTACCTGAAACGGAGGCCGAAAAATCAGCCCCTTGTTTCAATTACTGCCCGGCAGCGATCGCACCAGTGTTTTTAATACGCAACGGAATGTAGATGAATTCCACTGCTTTTACTGGTTCAATAGCAATATCAACCCACAATTCATTGCGGTCAATACGTGCTGGTGTATTGTTACTCAAGTCACAAACAACCAAGTAGTCGTACAGTGCTCGTTTAGCAACCAAGTCAATCATCAAACTGTTAACACTATTGGTAATTTGATTACGTGTGATTGTGTCATTAGGCTCAAACAAATACAGTTTACCAATTTCTTCTAATCTGCCACGCAAGAAACATATCAGTCGTGCCACGTTGATACGATCAAGTGCTGTGGTTGTTGCGGTACTAGTTTTGTTACCAAAGTTAGTGATACCAATTCCCGGAATAAACGTAATAGGATTAATATTACGCTCATACAGGATGTCACGTACTGATTGACTTACACCAATCTGTTTAAATTCACCTGTAGTTGCTTCAATATAACCAATGGCCAATGCATTGTCAACCACACCACGACGTGTGCCTGCTGGTGCAAACCATGGATAACTTGCGGCATCACTGCGAAGAATTGTGCGAACCATCATGTGACTTGGGGGTTGAACAACTGTGTTGCCGCCAAGGTCAGTTGTCTGGCAACTGGGATAGAACACACCGCAATAGTTACTTGTGGAAATATTGCCATCGCCGTTGGGTTGTCCCAATCCGCCATTGTTGGTAGCAAATGCTACCAGACTAGTGCCATCTGGACCCAACCGCATTGGTGTGTCACCCACAACAAACAATGTGTTGTTACGCTCATTGCTGAGTGCAATCATGTTGGGTGTCAACTCAGGGTATGCAGGTGTAGCAACAATATTGTATTGAGTTTGCTCTTCACGTGCTGTTACACTGGTGTCAATGCCTGATTTCATAGCTTGAACAACCATTTGACGTTGTGCCAAACGGCCTGACCACATGGAACCATTGCTTTTGTTTCCGCTTGCAGTCAACCAAGTATTAAGATTAATTAAATCCCAATCAGCAGAGTTAAAAGTGCCCGATGTGGCAGTAGCACATACATAGATACCGTTGTTGTAACTCACAAAGTCATTTACCACGTAAGAAGTGGATGTTGAATATGCATCAATTGCATAATCAGTGGCAGTTGTGGTAAAATAATCCATCTGGAAAGTTTTAACATTATAACCACTACGACGTGTGTTGAACAACAGCGTTCCTTGTGCATACAGAGTAGCATCTGGTTGATCTGGATCATGATAATCACTGGTCAATAGATCTACAATGCTTGGGAATGGATCTGCCACAGGATCAGTAGTACCATTTGTTGACCAACGGATGTCGGCAAACAAAATACCATTTTGTGTGGTTTGATCTGTAGTATCAATTTCTACCCACTGATCAACACCGCTGACTGCTTGCCAACGATACAATTTGGGATAGTTTTCTAAATCGCTTGTGTCAATCCACAAGTCACCGTATGTTAAAGGCGATGCGGATGCATCTGTTTGTGTAGTCGGTGCTGTGGCACTAATAATAGGACCAGTAGCATTGGTCATTGTCAAATCGTAACCGCGAACATCATTGCTGACATTTTGATATCCCATCCATGAACCATCATCTTGAATCATGATGTCAGCGTCACTTACTGAACTGTAATACCATACTCTACCATCTGCCGGATCTTGATCTGGAGTTGTGTCGCTTGAAGTATATGTAAATGTTGGTAATTGCACCCAGTTAGAACATATCAATTGTGTAGGTACTGTGGTACTTGGTCTGATGCCAACTGTTCCTGTTTTGGTTGTGGGATTCCATGTACTAAATCCTGCATCAGCAATAGCAGTTCCATTTACCAACGACGAAGGGGATGTTGTTGTTGTCAGGTCTTGTAAACTAAACGTGCCGCCAAAACTGCAAGTAAACACGATCTTACCTGCTGAATTTACTTCAGCAGTAATGCCAGGTAAACTAGCTGATTGAGCACTCACGGCTGTTACAAAGTCTGATGCAGTTCCTGTACCACCAATGGTAATAGTAGCTGAATTAGTGGTGCCAGAAGGACTACCTGCCACTGTTGATATGATTTGGAATTGATCACCAACTGTAAACGGAGTTCCAGAACTTACTACTTCGCTTCCAGTAACCACTGTGGCTCCTAGTGCATATCTTTCCAGTACGGTAAAAGAGGCTGTTGGTTCTGCCAGAGTAAATGGTGTTACGTCCCAGTCAAGCACACTATATTGTGCATACAATGTTCCCACAGGAATATTTTTGCCGCCGCCAGTGGGGTCATAATAATAATTTGCAGTGCTGTCGAAATTATAAAGTGGGCAACTTTGTGCAATCCAAGTTGCCAAGGCCGCACTGTATTGTTTTGTCACAATATTCATACCACTATTCGCAACACTTAAATTTTGCCATACAGATCCAGTTGGCCGTGGTCCGCCATTGGTAGTTAAGTCTTGTCCAGCAATCCATTTGGGTTGTTGATAACTGTACCCTGGGTAATATTGAGGACAGGCATAAGTGCCAGCAGTCAATCCCAGTGCTGTTAATAATTCAGGTCCAAGATTTGTTCCAGGGTCAACAGTAACAAGACCGTCAGAAGTCAAACTAGAATTATCACTGCTGGATGCACTATTACCATAAAGATACAACACGTTTGAAACTGCTCGTGCTGTAATTCCTTTTGTGATCATAGTAGCATTTAAATTAATCACATTGGCAAGTCCTGCCACAGTTGCGGTGGCACCAACTGTGATCAATGTACCATTGATATACATATTTGCCCCAGCAGTCAATGAGGTAGGAGCATTTGTACCAGTTAACGTAGGCCAAGCGGCTTTCCATGAATTGGTACCAACTTGTACCCAAGTATTGTCGTACCTTTTAAAATATGCAGGTGTGTAGATTGAGCATGCAATTATAGCATAATCACCAATTGATCCAATTGATGC